CGTTCAGCTACTCATTGAGGACAACCCAGCAGTAGGGGTACTAGATGGGCTGACTGTTATCCAGCACAGGCTAGGCATCTTCTATGGCTTCCTTGAGACACACATCAATGGTTACGTTAAGGCTGAGATTGATGGCCTGACTAACACACTACGCTTCAAGCACAGGAAACCCTTGGTTAATCTTCCTGGTGTTGACAAGCCTTGGGGTAAAGAGATACGTGGTTGCTTGACGGTACCTGATGAGGACTACACCTTGTGCGGTGCTGACATGACATCTCTTGAAGATACTACCAAGCGACACTATATGAAACCCTATGATCCCGACTACGTAGAAGAGATGTCTAGGGATGGCTTTGACCCACACCTTGACCTAGCCTTACATGCAGGTGCTATTACTCAGGATCAGATAGACAAGCACAACTCAGGTGAGGTCAGCCTCAAGTCTTTGCGTAAGAACTACAAGGTGGTCAACTACTCAGCTACCTATGGTGTAGGTGCAGCCAAGCTATCACGTGAGACAGGTATGTCTGTGGGTGAGGCAGCAGCTTTACTAGATGCGTATTGGGAACGTAACTGGGCAGTCAAACAGTTTGCTGAGGATCAGAAGATCAGGAAGCTTGACGGTGAGATGTGGGTACAGAATCCAGTGAGTAAGTTCTGGCACAACCTTCGGTATGAGAAGGATGCGTTCTCTACGATCAATCAATCTACTGGAGCCTATTGCTTTGACAAGTGGGTTGCCCTATATAGAACTAAGAGAGGCAACGTCATTGGTCAGTTCCATGATGAGAGCATCAACCTTGTTAAGAAGGGTGAGGAACAAGAACACACTGCGGCCCTACTATGGGCCATAAAAAAACTTAATAAAGAACTTAAATTAAATGTTGACTTAGGCATTGACGTGCAGTATGGTCAACGGTATAGTGAAATACACTAACATATGGAGGGCCAAACGATGGCTACACGTAGAGTAAAACTAACTGGAATTGCTGAGTGGGCGAAGGTGTTCACACAGAATCGTGACATGCTAGGCTTTGAAGAAGCTTACGTAAGTTGTGACGGTGCTTGCACCATTGATGTTATCCTTGACGAAGCAAACATGGCTTTGCTCAAGGCTTCTAAGTCTATGAAGCGAGGTAAGGCTGACCCACAAGGACGAGGTACAATGGTACGTCTTGTCCGTAAATTTGACACAGGCTTTGACTGGGCATCAGGTCCACCTGTAGTACTCAAGCCTAACGGTGAGGCATGGGACTATGACATGGATGGTACCATTGGTAATGGATCAACGGTAGAAGTTATCCTGTCTGTCTATGATACTAAGATGAAGAGTATTGTAGGTACACGTCTGGACAAAGTAAAGGTACTCACCCTTGTTGAGTATGTACCTGATGATGGTGATATTGAGATTGCCTCTGTGCCTACTGCTGAGTCACCTGCACTAGACAATTCAGAAGTGATGTTCTAGTCATGATGGGGAAAATCTTAATTGACGGTGACATCATTGCCTATCGTGCGGGGTTTTCCTCAAACGACCTTACAGCTACACATGCTGAGTCAAAGGTAGATGAACTGATAAGTAAAATCCTTGAGGATACTGAGGGTTTTGCTGAAGATAACTACGAAGTTTATCTTACAGGTAAGGGCAACTTTAGGTTTGATGTTGCCAAGACCCTTGAGTATAAAGGTAATCGTAAAGACGCAGCTAAACCTATACATCTAAAACATATCCGTGAGTACATGGTTAGTAAGTATGAAGCTACTGTAAGCGAAGGCGAGGAAGCCGATGATCTCATTGCTATAGAAGCAACTAAGGTAGGGATGAATGCAGTAGTGGCAAGTATAGATAAGGACATGCTACAGATACCTTGCTTCCATTATAACATAACAAGAAAAGAGCTTAGTGCTGTTGGTAAGTTCACTGGCTTGAAGTTCTTCTACACTCAGATACTTACAGGTGACAAGGCTGACAACATCAAGGGTCTATATAGGTGTGGACCTGTTAAAGCTAACAAGATACTTGCTGAGTGTGACACAGAGATGGAGTTATGGGATACCTGTGTTGAGGCATACGAAGGTGACGCTGATCGTGTCATTGAGAATGCTAGACTACTATGGCTACGAAGAGAAGAGAATGAGTTGTGGGAGCCACCTGTTGAGCAAGACAAGATCAGCGAAAGCTAAGGGCCGCACAGGTCAGCAAGAAGTCAGAGACAAACTCTTGGAAACATTCCCGGAGTTTGAACCTGATGACATCAAGAGTACTACTATGGGTGATACAGGTGAGGACATACAGTTAAGTCCTGCTGCACGTAAGAAGATGCCCATTAGTATAGAGGTTAAGCGTAGAAAGGGTGAGCTTAAAACTGTGTATGGTTACATAGAGCAAGCCTCTAAGCATGGTAAAGGAGAGCCGGTAGTTTTCTTTCGTTCAGATAGAAAGCCTTGGGTTGTCATGGTAGGTATGGATCACTACGCTGAACTACTTAGAAACTGGAAGAAGAAATGAATACAAAACCAGTAGTAAAAATCTGGGGTATCTTATCGGGACCGATAGGTCTTGAGGAGACTGAACTTGAAGAAGAAGAATACCCTGACGATTGTAGATATCTTTTAATTTGTAAGGCAGAAGTGGATGGTAAGATGGAACGGATTCACTATTGGTTTGATGAATTAGAAGATGCTAATGAATGGGTCAGTCACTTCAGTAAAAGTATTGACCCCCTTGAACTAGATTATGGAGATATCTACGATGCATAGCTTGACATTACATCTCCTTTGCGTATAACTAGGGGTTTCTGAGAATGAAATATGAGGTTATACTAAACCTAGAAATAGATCCCGTTGCCAACTTCTTGGAAGTTGATGACACTGAAAGCTCTAGGGTTGTACTAGAGTTAATAGAAGACATCCTCTATGATGTGGACGATTTGCAAATAGCAAAATGTGAGGTAACACGCTATGACTAAAATAACATTAGATGAAATTGAGTACGATACAGAAGACTTTAATGAAGACCAAAAGAAAATGCTTAGTGAATTACTGGCAAATAAAAACGTTGAGACTTCACTTAAGTACCAACTTAATGGTGTGTCTATAGTAGCTGATCTACTATTGAAGAAGTTAAAAGACACCTTAGCAACGGAAGATGCTGATGATAACAGTTGAAGGCTACAGTGAGTGGGTTGAACGTAAAATTATTACTTCACCTGAAGATCGTCTGACAGAGAACACCCTTGGCCTTTGTGAAGAGGCTGGGGAAGTTGCAGGTAAGATTAAGAAACGCATCAGGGATAACACAAAGGTATCACCTGAAGCTATCTTAGCTGAACTAGGTGATGTACTGTTTTATACTACAGCACTAGCTAATTACTACAACTTTAACTTAGCTTCTGTGATTGAGTTTAACATGACTAAGCTAGACGGACGAGAAGCTAGAGGAACCTTAAGGGGAAGCGGGGATACACGATGAAGAGTAACTACCTACCCACTGACTACCAAACGTTCATTGCTACCAGCCGTTATGCACGGTGGCTTGAGGATGAAGGCAGACGGGAGACTTGGAGTGAAACAGTTGAACGTTACATAGACAACGTTGTAAAGCCAGTGATAAATAACAAGTCTGACGTAGACTTGATCCGACATCATGTATTAGCTCTTCAAGTCATGCCCTCTATGAGGTCACTAATGACAGCAGGTAAAGCAGCAGCACGTGACAACACCTGCATGTATAACTGTAGCTACCTACCCGTAGATGACCCTAAGTCCTTTGATGAGGCTATGTTCATCTTGCTCTGTGGTACGGGGGTTGGTTTCAGTGTTGAGCGTCAGTTCATCAGTAAGCTCCCTGATGTACCGACCTTGTTTGATAGCGACACTACTGTTGTTATTAGGGACAGCAAGGAAGGTTGGGCTAAAGGGCTTCGTCAAGTGTTGGCACTCCTATGGGCTGGTGAAATCCCTAAGTGGGATGTGAGTAAGGTACGTCCTGCCGGTGCTAGGCTTAAGACATTTGGTGGTAGGGCATCTGGTCCAGCTCCTTTGATTGATCTGTTTATGTTTGCTGTCAACACATTCAAAGATGCATCAGGTCGCAGGTTGTCTAGCCTTGAGTGCCATGACCTGATGTGTAAGATTGGTGAGGTAGTAGTTGTAGGTGGTGTACGCCGTAGTGCTATGATCTCATTGAGCAACCTTAGTGATGACCGTATGCGTCATGCTAAGTCAGGGAACTGGTGGGAGAATGCACCACATCGTGCCTTGGCTAATAACTCAGTAGCTTACTCAGAGAAGCCTGATAGCATTGCATTCATGCGTGAGTGGACTTCGCTTATGGAAAGTGGGAGTGGTGAGCGTGGTATATTTAATAGAGAAGCTTCGGTTAAGCAAGCAGCAAAGAACGGAAGACGAGAAACTTGCTATGAGTTTGGCACCAACCCGTGTAGTGAAATCATTCTTCGCCCGAATCAGTTCTGTAATCTCAGTGAAGTTGTTATCCGTGCGACAGATAATTTTGAGGACATTGCAAGAAAAGTCAGCATTGCAACTATACTTGGAACAATTCAGTCAACCTACACCCACTTCCCTTACTTGCGAAAAGTGTGGACTACCAACACAGCAGCAGAACGTTTGCTCGGTGTGTCACTCACGGGGATAATGGATAACCCCTTGATGACTACTACTAACGAAGGTCTTGATGAAACTTTAAGGGAGCTAAAAGATGTCGCTGTTGCTACTAACGCTGATTGGTCTGAGCGGCTTGGTATACCTGCTGCTACCGCTATCTCCTGTGTAAAACCATCAGGAACCGTGTCACAACTTGTAGACAGCGCATCGGGCATACATGCAAGGCATAGCCCTTATTATATTAGAACTGTACGTGGTGATAACAAAGACCCTCTGACACAGTTTATGATTGATCGGGGTGTTCCTAATGAGCCTGACGTAATGAAGCCTGATGCTACCACAGTGTTCAGCTTCCCTATGCAAGCACCAGAGGGTGCAGTATGTACCAGTGATATGAGTGCAGTAGATCAGCTAGAGATGTGGCTGATGTACCAACGTCATTGGTGTGAGCATAAACCTAGTGTAACTATCAACATCAAAGCAGATGAATGGTTTGAGGTAGGAGCATTTGTGTACAAACACTTTGACGAGATGTCCGGTGTATCATTCTTGCCTTTCAATGAGCATACATATCAACAGGCACCTTATCAGGAGTGTGTAGCTACAGACTACCACATTTTGCTGGATCAAATGCCTAAGAACATTGACTGGACTAAGCTATCTTTATATGAAGTAGAAGACAACACATCAGGTATGCAGACTATGGCATGTGCTGGTGATGTATGTGAGATGGTGGATATAACTTAGAGGTTTAAATGTTTTCAAAAGAAATATTATATCACTTTGTTTGTGATCAGTGTAGGGGGTGGTGGTCTCAAGTAAACTCTACTGCCCTCATTGTGGGTATCATAACAACTTTGTAATAGAAAGGAGTATAGAATGACCGGACTAGAAATGTATGCAATCTTCATGACCGTTATAGCAATCTTTGAAATGATTAACTAATTAGCACACCTGAGTAAGTGTATAAACTACTCCTAACAAAGGAGAAATAATATGATATGGGTTTATGTAGTAGCACTATCTTTCAACACTCTTGAAGGGGTAAAGTTTACTGTACAAGCGCCTAATATGGCTTTTCTTTCTGAAGAAGCATGTCAAGCTTATAGGATAAGTAGTATGATGCATTTATTAAAAACAAAACCTAGTGAAAGATCAAAGGCAGTTAGTCAATGTTTTTCTTTACCATTTAAAATAGATAAAGGTATCTTAGGGTAATGCAATTAGAATTATTTGAAGCAGTAAAAACTGTCTGTGAGAATGGTCTTGAATGTAATAACTGTGGTGTTGTGCAGCCTGTAGAAAACTTTCAACATATGATATCCGGTGAGATAAAAAGAAAGTGTAGGAGTTGTGCACGTAATCAATCCAGGTTAATCAAACATCTAAAAACACTACATCCATACCCTGATGAGGGTTATACTTGTCCTATTTGTGATCGTACTATAAAAGACATAGCTAGAAAAGGCCAGAAGATGTTACGGTCTTGGGTTTTAGATCATTGTCATGAGACAGAAACTTACAGGGGTTGGGTGTGTTTTAACTGTAACACAGGGCTAGGTGCATTCAAGGATGACTTGCAGAAAGTTAGTAATGCCTGTAAGTATCTTGAACAACATGAAGCTAATCTAAATAAAGGGACTAACACTAATGACTAAGTGGACACTACCAGAAAACGTAAACCCATTCAAAGAATTTGAGGAAGAGATAAACGTTGATAGCTTTCTTGATGAATGTTTTGACCCAGTAACTAAGCCTTTACATTACAACACAGGTGGTGTAGAATGTATTGACTACATCAAGCAAGTCTTAGGCACTGAGGGTTTC